GTCAAAGACCGCCAACGCCCGTCCGCCGGCTTGCCACGACTGCGAGTCCCACGGGATATCAGGCAGTGCGTCCCAGGTGCTGGAAAGCGTGTTGAGCGTGTCCCAGGTCAGGCCAGGCGTGACGTACTGGAAAGCCGCTTCGATGGTGCGGTTCGCCCTTCCCCACCGGCCATTGCGGCGGTGCCACACAATGGCAGAGTCCGGCTGGCCCGTGGTGCTTGCGGCAGACGGGTAGAAGAACCATACCCGGCTGTTCTGCTTGTCGTGGGTGACGATGGTCCGGTAGCGATAGGTCGCGCTCGAGTCGTTGAAGAACCATTGCCGCAGCGCCGACGCGATAGGCGTAGGCCGAGTACCGTCGTACAGCCAGATATCGTCATCGCCAACGAACACGATTCGCCCACCGATGTCGCACACCGCCTCAGGGCCAATGCAGCCGACATCGCCAGGAACCTGGTCCCACTGCCAGACCGGCGGCGGCCCGACGTAGGAGCCGACGAACATATCGGAACGCTTGAATGCGATAACCTGCTGACCGAACCGGATGGCTGCAGTAATGGCCCCGCCAGAGCCGATCAGGCGGCCAGAGGTGGCCTGCACCGAAGCATTGATCGTCCAGCTTGAGGCGTCCTGGTAGGCGCTGCACCACCACCTATCCGGAGAGTCGCCAAAGCCAGCGTCGTTGGTATCGAAGGCCAGGACGAAATCCTTCGCAGCGACGATCATCCGCGCCTTGGGTGAGCCCGCGATGGTCGCGAAGGTGCCGGATGTGGACGACTGGAGGGCCACGATGTCATTCGACGCCAGTGCCACGTCGCCAAACTGGGCGAACGACCAGCGGTTTTCGCTCGAGCCGGTGTATGTCCCGGTAGAAACGTCAGCCCAAGACGTGCCCGATAGCTCGTACAGCTTCGATTGCGTGCCGGCAATGGTGCGCCTCGTGCCGGCGGTGTTCTGGAGCACTGCGGCCCCGCGACAGTCGGCCACGAGTACGTCGGACCCGGGATCGACGGGAGACGGCGCAGACGCCATGCCCTTGTCTGACGGCACAAGTTGGGTGCAGTCGGTGATGACCCCGGGCGTGTTGGGGTCCAGGTCTGGACTGAAACCGAGGAGCTCGATCACGCCGGCCTCACCTGAAGCGCCGCCCCGGCGTACTTGCGCTCGGCGTTATTGGCGATCACAAGCGCCATCTGCTGGTCAAACAGTGCTTCGTAGTTGCGTGCGGCCTCGAAGTCCTTGAGGTACACCGCAGCGTGTTTCAGCGAGCCGTACAGGTAGGCCGACGGGAACTCTGCCAGGATCGAGTTCGAGGTGTTGGAGTCAGACAGCGGCGTGAACTTGGCGTTGTAGGTGGCGATCACCGAGCCGTCGCCGTCGTCAGCAAACCGCAGTTGTGCGCCGACGATGGTGTAGTAGTTCACGAAGGCGGGGCTGCTGGCGTTGACCATCTCCAGCTTGTCCGGGGGCACGTAGGACAGCCGCCGGGCTGTGTCGCCGTTCCAGATCATTGAGCGAGCCGAGAGCCAGCCCGTGGGTAGCGTTGCGACTCCAGCCGTCACAGTGACCGTCGAGCGCGTCTCGAACTCGATTTCCTTGCAGCGGACCTGCATCTCCGCCTCAGCCTGGTCGATGAACGTGTCAACGATTGACGTGAGGTCGCTCCGGTTCACGAAGTCTGCAATCTCGGTCTTCAGGGCACTGTAGGTTGTCGCCATGGCTTCCTGCTCTCAAACCTCATGTCGCGCACGGGCTGGTGCGTCTGCGGCTCCGCTTCGGTGATATCGACTTGCCCGGCGTAGGTCAGGAGGTCACGCAGCTCGGATGCCGAATAGCACCAGCGGTGGCACATGGCCTCGTTCTTGTACCGAGGGTCACCGAACAGGCCCCACATCGTCAGATGGATGGGCGCTGGCTTCTGGCGCTGTGCGTACCAAATGAAGGCGTCCAGAACCTTGTCCAGGCACGGCATTTCCAGCACCAGGAGCCCACCGGGCTTCAGAACCCGTATCCACTCTTTAAGCACGTCCTCGCTTTTCCAGCGGTAGATGTGCTCGAACAGGTGGTAGGCGTGAACCTCGTCCGCGTAGTCGTCGGGGAAAGGTAGCGGGCCGGTCACATCCGCAACCACGTCGGGTTGGATGCTCGTCCAGTTATTCGCCAAGTCGATATTGACGAACCCGGGCATGAGTTTAGCACCGCAGCCCAGATTCAAACGCCGAATAGTGCCTTCTTCCATAGCGCCCCAATCCTGCACGGCGAATACTCACCACGTATATATGTCTGTGCGCGCTTGATGCGCGAGATAACCTCGTCCTGGTGGGATAGCGCCCATTTCACGCCATCGCCAATATCGCCCACATAAACCCCGAGGTCACCGTATGATGGGAGGTATCCGCACACAGGGAACAGGCCCCTGCGGAGGGATTCGATCGCCCTGTTGGCGGACTTCGCCATGGACTTACCGGTAGGGATCACGACCAAGCCGGCCCTATCAAAAGCGCGATCCATCTCCCGCGGGCTCCATGGCGTTGTGCCTTCGAAGTTGGAGACAACCTCAAGGTTCTTGAGCTTGCCCACCCATGGGGCCAAGTCGCGCAGGTTGGTCCGGTGGCCGAACCACAGCAGCTTGTCATGCACCCGGGGAGGTTTCTCTGGCTGCTCGTAGGGGTCCGGGATCGCGATGGCGTCCTTGCCCGTGCGCTCGTGGATGATGCGCTGCATCTCCGCGCTGTTGCACGTCACCAGATCAGCCTTTAGGCAGCACAGGTGGTAGTGCTCGCCCCACTGCGGGTGGTCGAAATTATTGTCACAGACATCGAAGCACTTCTTGCTGTAGCCGGCGGTCTGCTCGTCCCAGTTCCAGTTGTGCTTGCCCATCACGACCCACTCAGGGCCTGGGCCGATGCCGAGCTTTGCTAACTCAACGGTGGGGATGAGCGCCCTGTAGCGGCTGGAGGCGAGGTGCTCTCCACAGTGCTTGAACGTGACGTTCAACCAACCTCCCAGCGCAACACTATTTCCATCGCTTCCTTCCTGTATAGCCAAGCCGGCCCATCCCTGCCGAACTCACCAGAAAGAATGCGTGCCACAAGGCTGCCGCGGATCGCGTTCTTGCGTGCCAGCGCCTTGGCCTCTGGCAGTTTGTCGCGGGCGAGAAGCTCTCGTTCTTCGGGCAGCATCATGCTTCGATGTGATTGACGGCCTGCTTGGTGAGATGCCACTCCGCCGAGTGGTCGCAGTCCTTGTAGTGCTCCATGCCCGGCACGCCCAGCGTGTAATGCACAAGCTTGGCATCCGGGTTGTGCTCGTACTCGCTCGCCAGCCAGTTCCACTCGCGCGGCAGATCGCCAATCTGGTCGTCGTGCAGGTGCTCGAAGCGGTGCAGGACGCGCCCAGAGTGCTCCTCAACGTACTTCGGCGTGAGGATCCGGTTCGCCGGGTGGCCGCAGTTCCACAGCATCACGCTTGACCAGTTCTTGCGCGGGTAGACCGCGTTGTGCGTCTCCAGCGACGTGCCGATGTACTTCCTCTGCGCCTTGGATGAGTAGTTGTGCTTCGCCACCATCACCGCATAGCGCTGGTCACGCATGGCCCACAGTTCAGAGATGTCGGCCCGGCAGAGCATGTCGCCATCGGCAAAGATGGCCCAGCCGCGATAGTCCTGGAGGAACGGGACGAGGAAGCGGCTGTAGATGAACTGGTTTGAGCCGTCTGTGTGAGTCTCGGTGTACTCAGGCAGCAACTTCAGCGCAAGCGGGTAGAACGCTACTGGGCTGGTAGCGGTCTGGATCACTGATTGACAGAAGACGTGGTACGCCGCCGCTTCTCGCTGGTCGAAGCCGCAGTAGATCGGGATCATTTGCTAGTCGCTCCATAGTCTGAGTCCACGTCTCGCCCGGCTTCTGGGGGAATAGCGTGGTCGTTTGATACCAAGGGAACTTGCGCAGCTCTGGCTGGTAGTTCCAGTTGCTCTTTTCGTTGGTGAACACGATGGACGGCACGCCCAACGCACCAGCGAGATGGTGTGCGCTCGTATGCACACCGATGTAGAGATCCAGTTCGGCCACTAGCGCTGCGGTGTCGTCGTAGTCCTCCGACTCGCTGGCGCGCTTGTAGTGCTTGACCGGAAGCCCCGCCTCCTCGATCTCGCGCAGCGTGTCGCCCTTGTACTGAAGGCTTATCCAGTCCGCGTCGATGGCCTGAATCAGCGGGCGGAATGCATCGATGCCGGCCGAACGCGCCTCGGGGTTGTTGTGCTTGCTGCCGCCACTCCACGCAATGCCAATCTTTGGCTTCGGCCCCCACGAGTCGAACAGCGCACGCCACTGGATGCGCCGCTCAGGGTCGGCCACTAGGTAAGGAGTACCAGGACAGGAGTCAGGCGTCGGCCTGTAGAACTCAGGCAATTGCCCGCACGGAATGTTGGCGTCGATCTTGTGGCTGTTCGGCCACTCGATTTCTTTCGCCAGCCGCGTACCGTAGACCGCGATCTGCGGGAACGAGCGTCGGAACAGGCCCTCCAACCTGCGATCGCACTCGAGCACAACCGTGTTTTCACGAGCGGCATCCGGCACGCAGGAGGCGTACATGATTTCGTCACCAAGCCCCTGCTCGCCGTAGATGACGAGGTTCGTGCCGGGCTTGCCGTCCCACATCCCTTCGTCGAGGAACTGGAGGCGCTTGCGGAACTTGCCGCCGATCTGGGCTCGGCAGTCTCTCCAGCCGTCTTTCCACTGACCCAGAGCGATGCGCGACAGCCCGCGAGTATTGAGCGCAGTCACGCATGTCGGGTCCATCCGCAGCGCAGTCTCTGACCACTCGATGGCGCGCTTGTAGTCGCGCTCTTCCATGTGTGTACACCCGACATTCGCGGCGTACAGAGGCCGTTTCTCGCGATCCCATGCCTTGAGG